TTCATGGCTCGGCTGCGTCGCCACCATGGTGTAGGGGGACCCGCCGCCGTCATAGGCCGCGGCGTAGCCGGCAACCAGGCACACGGTGCCGATAGGAAGGTTGAGTGCCCCGACCAGCGCGGCGGCCTGCGCCACGGTGCCGAACATCAGGCCGGAACGCTTGGCCGCGGCAAGCCGCGCATGGGCCATCGCGGTGGCGCGGCGGCGCTCGCCGAGCTGCCGCAGTGGCGTGACCTCATCACCCGTCAGCTCGGCCGCGTCTGGCACGTCATCATCCAGCGGGTCGATCAGCGCGAGCCGCATGCCCTTGGATTGGCTATCCTGCTCGATCAGCACCACGTCATCGCGCTTCGCCACCGTCGCGCGCGGAGCCTGGCTGAACTTCTTCCCCGTACCGCTCATGCCGTGCTCCTCAAGCGTCGGAAAGAGTGATGCGCCAGATCCTGGCTTCGATGTCGGATGTGCTGGCCTCGACCACCAGCAACTCACCACCCACGCGCAGCAGGTCCCCGCGCAGGATCTCCGCGGACAGCGCCGGCAGCGGCAGCATCACCTCGAAGCGCGGCGCGATCGTGCCGGAGGCGGCAAAGCCCGCTGCCACCTGCCTCTGGTCATCGCGCATCACGACGATGCCGGTCTCCTCGACCGACCGGACGTAGCTCTCGGCCTCAAGGTCAATGAGCACGGAGCGCGGCCAGTCTCGATCCCAACCGGGGGACCAGGTGGAAGCGATGCCGAAATCGGCGGCATCGAACATGCCGAGCAGATCGGCATCGCTTTCCACCGGCATGGATCAGGCCTCGGCCGGCTTCTGCTTCGCGGCCTTGCGCGCGGCGGCTTCGGCGGCGGCGGCCTCCTCCTCGGTCAGCAGCTTCGCGCGGCCGGCCGTCACGCAGGCCGCGGCGTCCTCCAGCGGCATGGTGATGATCTCGCCGGGCTCCCGGTGCTCGCCCTTGTAGAGCAGCGCCTCGGTCACCTGGATGGTGCGCGGCTTGGTGGTGTCGGACATGGTGCGATTCCCCTTGGGTTCGCGGTTCACGGCGGAAGGCGGCACGGCGGCGATGCCGCCGCGCCCATCGTGGGTGAGAACCACCCGGTCAGGTGGTCAGCGCGTCGAGCATCGCCGCGAAGGATTGCGGCTTGCGCACGGCCACGTCGGCGGTCTGGTAGGCATGCACGCGGATGATGCGGTTCGCCGCCTGGGTGACGTTGTCCACCAGCGTCTCCAGCCCACCCCACTCGCCGATCAGCAGGTCGCGCCAATTGCCGAAGAAGATGGCCGAGCAGACACCCGATGCCGTGCCCTTCGTCAGCGTGTTGCTGACCTGGTTGGACACGCCGGCGGCGTATTCGTTCATCACGGACATGCGGCCGACCGGCGTGGTGCCCGGCATGTTGCTGCCGAAGCCCGGCATCCCGCCCCAGATGAACACCGGCTGGCCGCTGACGATCTGCGCGCGCTTCAGGCGCCCGCGCACGCGGCTGTTGGTCAGGTAGCCGAGGCTGTCCACCGCGGCGTTCTGGTTCGCCACCTGGGTCTCCAGGTCCACGATGTTGTCCCAGGTCGGCACCGCGCCGTTGGTGCCGCCGGCGACGGAGCCGATCCCCGCCGTGGCCGCGAGGCCGGTCGGCTGGTTCGATGCGCCGGTGCCGTGCAGCGAGGCCAGGTCGATCGCCAGCGCGATGACAAGCGCGAGGTCCGCGCGCACCAGGCCCTCGATGTCGGGCGAACCCTGCATCAGCAGCTGCCGCGTGAAGTCCTGGATGGCATGGACCGTCTTCGGCGCCATCGTCACCTGGCTGAAGGTCATGTCGCTCTCGGAGGCCGCGCCAGCCTCCGCGACCCACCCGGCCGTGGTCGGGCCGGTCTGGCGCGGGATGGCGATGTTGCCCTGCAGGCCCGACAGGATCGTCGCGCCCATCGCGCGCACCATCATCGAATTGCGCAGCAGTTCGATGAAGTTCGGCGCCAGCACCGTGGTCTCGACCATCGCACCGCCGGCGCCGGTGCTGCCCGTGGACAGGTCGCGCTGGTACCGGCCATCGGGCCCGACCACCAGGCGGCCGCGCTCCGTCTGCCAGTTCGGGATCGGCGCGTTCATGATCTCGAAGGGCATGGCGGTGCCGTTGCGCAGCTGGAAGCCGGCCTTGGTCAGCGCCTCGCCGGCCGCGCGGGCGGCCTCCCACTCCAGCGGGGCGAGGGCGGAATTGTTCTCCGCCCGGGCCAGCAGATACCGCGCGAGGCTGTACTGCTTGATCTCCTTCTCGGAGAGGCCGATCTGCGAAGGCGGCGTCACCAGCGGCTTGTCCGGCCCCCGCGATTCCAGCAGCTCGCCACGGAACTGCTCGATGGTGATGCCGCGGCCGAGCGCGTCGAAGGCCTTGTCCCGCGCATTCGCCAGGGCGGCGAGGTCGAGGAAGTCCTTCGTGCGCTTCTGCGCGGCGGCGTTGATCTCGTCGGGCGTCGGGGCGCGCGGCGGGGCCGGCTCATTGGTCGGATCCATCCGAACCATCTCCTTGGGCTTGGGTGCGGGAATGGTGGGATCGGCATCACGCCCCGCGCCGACGGTCTGGTCGGCGGGGACGGCAACGAAGCTCACCTCAAGCGGATTCCAGCGGATCGCCCGGTAGACCGGCGGCTTGCCCTTCTCCTCCTTCTCCAGGCGGAGCTCGAGCAGCTCGTATCCGACCGAGACGTTGCCGCGGATGCCATCCGCCACGTCCTGCATGATCTCCTCGGCCCGCGTGCTCTTGCTGAAGCGCACGGTGGCACGGGCCTTCCGGTCCGCGCCGAGGGTCACGCTCTCCACCACGCCGATCTGGTCGCGCGTGTTGTGGTCCATGAGGAGCGGCGCCGTGCCGCCCCCGATCCAGGCCTGGTCCATCTCGCCGGCGGCGTGGCCCAGGATCTCGACACCCCACCACCGCTCGACCGGCTCCTCCGAGGAGAAGGCGAGTTCACAGGTGCGGGCTTCCCGATCGACGGTCGATCGGTCGAAGCTGGCGGCGCGCGCCTGGCGCGCCTGCACGTTCTTCGGCAGGTTCATCTGTCCCTCGGGGTCAGGTTGCGGGTGTCGCGGGTTCGGCCGGCCGCGGCGGGGCCGGCGCGGAAGGCTGCAAGGTCGGCAGCCCCTCCATCTCGATCTGCTCGCGCTTCAGGTCGGCGACCGTGGTGGAGAAATCCCCACCGCGCCGCGCCACGATCTGGGTGCGGGATGCGATGCCGAGCGCGACCGCTTCCTTCGCCGCGCCGACTTCGTTCTGCGGGTCCACCCAGTCCCAGCCGCGGCCGATGAAGGTCGGCGCGTTGAACTTCCAGAACTTGCCCGGCGGCAGGCCACCCAGCGCGTCCGCGATCAGCGCGGAGCGCAACCAGTCCTCGAACAGCGGCAGCAGGAAGCCCTCGATCTCATTGCCCTGGAGGGTTTCCCACTCGTCGCGGTCCTCCAGCTCGGTGGACCGCAACGCCGAATAGTTCATCCCCGCCGCATCGTTGGCGAAGGCGTTGTAGGACGTGCCCACGGCCGCCGCCGCGCCGCGCAGATTGGCGGAGACGAAATCCTTGAAGGCCTGGTTCGGGTGCTGGGGGTCGAATTCCTGCACCTCGTAGCCATAGGGCAGGATCTCCCACGATCCGGCCGTGCTCTCCTGCACGAAGTTGCCGTCCTGCTTCAGGTCGGCCGGCACTTCGTCCGGGTCGGCGCCCTGGGCCATCTTGTAGAAGCCCATCTTGTCGGCCGAGACGCGGGCGGCAACGAGCTCCGATTCCGCATACCCATCCAGCATCGCGAGCCGGCGCAGCGCCGCATCGAACCACGGCACGCCGCGCGCCTGGTCGGGCCAGTCCGACAGGAAGCAGTGGATGATCTCCTCCGCCGGCACCCGCACATAGGTGCTGGAGGCCGTGCGATAGACGTCATCCCCCGGCAGGTTCGTGCGCAGGTGGTACGCCACCGGCGCCTGATAGGCGTCGAGCTCCACGCCCATGCGGATCATGTGCCCGGCCGGCAACCGGTATCCATAAGCCGTCGTCGCCGCGCCGCCGCCGACCGTCAGGTTCTCATCCAGCAGCGACGGGTCAAGGATCTGCAGCGCGAAGCCGAAGCGGTTCCAGCGGGTGCCGCGCAGCTTGCGCAGCAGGTATTCGCCATCCCGCGCCAGCCCGACCACCAGCTTCTGGTGCAACATGGTGAAGGACAGCTTGCGGGATGCCTCGCACACCCCCTTGCGGCACCATTCCTGCCAGGCGGCCTCGATCCTGTCGTTCGCCGCCGCGTCCTGCTTCTTCGGGTCGCGATCGTCCTTCACCCGCATCTGAAGGGTGAAGCCCTGTGGCCCCACCACGTTCCGGCGCAGCATGCGCAGGAAGCCCTTCGAGAAGCCGTCATTCTGCGCCAGCCAGCGGGACCGCGCGCGCAGCACCACCAGCCCCTGCCGGATATCCCGGTTGGGCGAGGCCGCGGCACCCGCCGGCAGGTCCGCGAGCAGGCGCGACGGCGCCGCGCCCATGTACTGCCGCGGCAGGCCGGGCCGCCCAGGTGGGCGCGCAGGTGCGGGCGCCGGCGCCGGTGCGGCACCGCGGAACCAGTCCCGGATTCCCATGGTTCAGCCCCGGCCGAAGCGCGTCAGGATGGTGCGCGGCCGGCCGACGCCGCTGGCGAGCGCCGCGGCGTTCGTCTCGCGCTGCGCCTCCGCCTTGTAGTAATCGCGAAGCTTCAGCAGCTCCGGCACCGGGATCCGCGTCAGCTCGCGATCGCCGATCCGATAGGATTGCTGGTCCTTCGTCGCGCGGCCCTCGAGCAGTGCGTTGATGGCCTCCAGCATCTTGGTCGCGTGGCCGCGCAGGTCCCCCGTGATGGTCGCCGGGTTCGGCTGCACCAGGCAGGGGGCGCGATACACCGCCCAGCGTTCCGCATCCTTGCTGACATACCCGATCAGCGTGCAGGGCACCCCGGCGGCGGGAACCGACAGCACGGCGGTCTGCGCCGCCGTCGCTTCCGCGATGAAGCCGGCCCCGTCCGCACTGGCCGCGATGGTCAGCGCCACACCGGCCCCCACGAGCCGATAGGACAGCACCCAGCCGTCATTCGCCGGATAGTCGGCGGAGGCGTAGCGCCAGCGCAGGGTGTCGCCGGCCGCAAAGCGGTCGGGCGGCGCATCGGCCGTTGGCATGCTGCTCTCCGTCAGTGTCAGAATGGCCGCGCGAGACGCCCGATCAGCCGCGCCGCCGGCTTCCACCAGCGGCCCGTCTTCGTCCCCGGCACGGCGGGCCGGGCCTGCACCGGCGGCTTTGCGGCCATCACCGGCATCGGCCCGGGAGGCGCGCTGGTCGCGAGGTCCAGCAGCAGCAGCCCGGCGCGCGGCCGGTGCCAATCCGCCGGCCGCGCCCAGTCGAGGCGCGGCCCGCCGAGCGCGTGCCAGATGGCCAGGTTGTAG